TACTGCTGCTAACAAGAACCGTGAACTTGATCTTAAAGAAATGGAAATTCAGTTGGATATGTTCAAAGAGGGTGCTAATCTTTCCAGTGCAAAAGAAGAAAAAGAAATGGATCGTAACGCAAAGAAAGCGATTGCAGCCTTGGATGCTCTTATTGATCTTGCTAAAACAGAAGCAAGTATTGATAAAGATAAAGCATTAAAAGCAGCAGACATGCTTACTAACTTTATTGGACAGACACGTAAGGGATAATAGGTTTTGAATTTTTGGGATGAGTTAAATTTAAAGTACGAAGAAAAAATACTAGACTTAAAAAATTCGCTTGCATATGGAAACGCTTCAAGTTACGATGAATATCGTCACACAGTGGGTGTGATTGAAGGTGTGGAATGGGCAAAAGGAATGTCTTAAAACACATCGTAAAACAACGTATCTATGAAGAGGAGGATATTGACTAGATGCAAGCAGTACGAATGGACAAGGCAGTTGATGCTGCTGACTGGGTAACAGATGAAGATGATATTAAGGTAGACTTAAATAGTCTTCCGAATCTTCCCGGTTATCATTTGCTGGTTCTACCAGTTGCAGTAAAGCAAAAAGACAAAGGGTGGTATTATTCTTCCTGATAAAGTAAAGGACGATGTTGCATACCTCACTACCGTTGCTAAAGTTTTAAAGAAAGGTGACTTAGCTTATAAAGACGAAGACAAGTTTCCTAATGGAGCATGGTGTGACGTAGGTGATTACGTTTGTTATGCAAAATATTCAGGACAGAAGTTTATGTACAAAGGTATGAAGCTACTTCTTATCTTTGATGATCAAGTAATTATGAAAGTTGAAAAGCCAAATTTACTTGATCCTACATATCATCTTTCAAATTAAATTTGTATATTATAATAATTTATTGTAATATACTAATACAGCGGGTAAATTAAAACCAATTCGTTAGATTCGCTGCTAACGGGTAAGAGAAAAAGGAAATATATTAATGAGTGAAGAATGGTCAACGGTTGAAGTAAATTCAAATGAGGATGAAAGTCCTAAAGTTGAGTTTGAAGTTGAAGAACAACCAGAAGTACAAGAAGAACAATCAAAAGAATTAGCACCAGTAGTTGAACAGGCAGAAGAACAAAATGAAGAAAGACCTGAAGAACTAGAGGGTATTAAAACCAAGGGTGCAGAAAAAAGAATTAAACAGTTAATTCGTCAACGTAAAGAACGTGATGAAGAGTTACAACAGCTACGTAGTGAGATTCAAGGACTACGTAATCAAGTACAAGAACGAGATACACAGCTTTCTTCAAGTTTAAAAAATACTATTGACAGTACTGAAAGTCAATTAGAATCAAATCTTGAGTCAGCTAAACAGTTATACAAGCAAGCCGTTGAATCAGGTGACACAGATGGAATGCTTGCAGCGNAAGAAAGTATGAGTAAAGCGTATGCAGAGCAAACACGTGTAGATCAACAAAAGTCAGCTTGGGAAGAATATAATCGTGCTTTAGAGGCAAATGGGCAACAGGCAGCACAGATTGCTCAACAACAACAGCAAGCTCAAGAGTACGATCCAAAGGCAGTAGAATGGGCAACTAAAAATGAATGGTTTGGTCAAGATCAAATTATGACTGCAGCGGCTCTTACTATTGACCAAGAACTGAAGGGTGAAGGTTATGATCCTTCAGATAATGATTTTTATGAGGAAGTTGATAGTCGATTACGTCAGCGTTATCCTCACAAGTTTCAGGATGCTAACTCTGAACCTGAAACACCTCGTCTGCAGGACACGGCTACAAGTTCTGCTCAAGTGGTAGCGGGTGCGTCACGCACACCAAAAACTTCTCAGAGTAACAACAAAGTCAAACTTACTCAAGAAGATGTAAGATTGGCAAATAAATGGGGTATACCACTTGAAAAGTATGCTGCGGAAAAGCTGAAGGTTGAACAAGCCGATGGCGAATACACCAGTGTTTATAGTTAAGCGTGGATAAGGAAGGAAAAATACAATGGCACGAAATACAACATCACGTGAATCAAGCATGAGGGAAAATAAAACTCCNAGAGTTTTTGAAGAACCAAATTGGTTAGATATTCCTGATACTGTTCGCAACCGTTTTAAGAGTGAAGGAATGTCCCTTCGCTGGCTACGAATTACTTTGAAGGGTCAAGACGACATTCAAAATATTGGCAAGCGTTTAGCTGAAGGTTGGGAATTAGTAAGTCAGGAAGAAGTTCCAGAAATGCTTATGTCTTCCGTCGTGAGGGAAGAAGGACGATATACAGGAGCGGTCTGTCGTGGAGACTTGGCTTTAGGCAAAATGCCTACTGACCTAGCTGAATCTCGTCAAGAGTTTTATGAAAATAAGAGTAAAGAGGCAGTGCAAGCTGTAAATATGCAGCTTATGAGTAACTCTGATTCTCGTATGCCTATCTCTAACTCTAGTCGATCAAGAGTTACAACAGGACGACAAGCATCTTTTCAAGATTAATTTGTCATTTTCTGTTTGTCAATGTATTTAACAAGGAAAGGAATATAGTGTTATGACTACTACTAAAGCACTAAATGGACTTACTCCTTCCCGCATTCGTGGTGGCGCACCTAACAGTAAAGCTACTAATGAATATCCAATTGCAAGTGCATACGATAATAACATTTTTACTGGTGATATCGTTGTTAATAATGCCGGGAATATTGAAGTTCTATTGTCTACGACTCAGAAAGCTATGGGTGTTTTCATGGGTTGCCGTTATGTTGCTAATGGTGAACCAAAATGGTCACCTTACTGGCCTGCTAATACTTCAGTAACAGAAGCATATGCTGCTGTTGTTGATAATCCACAAGCAACATTTATTGTTCAAGCAGATGCAACAGTTTCTGCTGGCGATATTAATTCACAAAACTTTAATGTTACGCTTGGTTCAGGTTCGACATTTACTGGCAAGTCCGGTTTTGGTCTTGAGGCTGGCACTCGTACAACTGGAAGTGCAATGCTTCGTGCTATTGCAGTTCTTGATGAACCGGGTAATGACATTGCAGTTGCTGCAGAACGCGCTTTCCCTAAACTGGAAGTTCGTATTGTTAGGCATGTAGATGCTTACATCTCTGCTGACGCTTCAGTAAACTAAGCGAGGGAAAGGAGTAATTAATAATGGCTATTAATCGCGCTAGTATTGCTAAAGAACTTCTTCCCGGCTTGAATGCCGTTTTCGGTCTTGAGTATGGTGATGTTGATAATGAACATGCACCATTGTTTGAGGTAGAAAATTCTGATCGTGCATTCGAGGAAGAAGTTCTATTCACTGGATTTGGCACTGCACCTGTTAAGGGTGAAGGTGCTGCAGTCCAGTATGATGATGCACAAGAAAGCTACACTGCTCGTTACACACATGAAACGATCAGTCTTGCCTTCTCAGTTACAGAAGAGGCTATGGAAGATAACCTCTATGACACATTTGCCAAACTACGTGCACGTGGTCTTGCCCGTGCAATGGCAAACACCAAGCAGGTAAAAGCTGCAGACGTTTTCAATAACGGCTTTAGTGGTTCTTATCTTGGTGGTGATGGTCAGCCACTATTCAGTGATAGCCATCCAGTCATTGATGGTGGTACTCAGGACAATGATCTTGATGCTACCGACCTTTCAGAAGCATCTCTCGAATCTGCTCTTATCACTATTTCCAAAGCAAAGGATGATCGTGGTATTCTAATCGGTATTCGTGCAGACTCTCTTCACATTCCACCTGATCTTGCATTCACTGCAGATCAGATTCTAAATAGCACATTAAGTACCACTACTGCTACTAACAGCACAACTGGTGTTACTAATGTCAATGACATCAATGCTATTCGTAATCAGGGTCTAGTTCCCGGTGGTTTCTTTGTAAACCATCGTTTCACTGATACGAATGCTTGGTTCTTAAAGACAGACGCACCAAACGGTACAAAGATGTTTGTTCGCGCACCACTACAAACCAAGATGGAACCTGATTTCGATACAGGTAATCTTCGGTTCAAGGCACGTGAGCGTTACAGCTTTGGTTGGTCCGATTGGCGTGGTTTCTACGGTGCTTCAGGTTCTTCCTAATAGTTCCGTAATAAACTAAAGAAAGTAAAGGGTAGGGAAAGAATAAAACTATTTTTTCCCTGCCCTTCTTTCTTTTGTATTTAGGTTTTATGAAGTATAATAAACCTAGTTTTTATATATGACTAAAAGGAAAGTAAAATGCCAACCAACATTCGACAGGGTTTTGTAACAGGCAGTGGTGCAGTTGTGGATGTTGCTTCAAGTGTTACAGTTGCTGATACACGTGTTCGTTCTCTTAATGCTTCAGGTGTAGGTACGTTTCTTATTACAGGTACATCTACAGATGAATATGGAACAATTAAAGGAAACAACATCAAGTTTGTAAATACTACAGCTAATGATGTAAATGAAGTGTATATTCCTGAATTTGGTATTCGTATGAATGGACCAGTAAAAGTTTCTGCTCCTACATCAGCTTCTACAGTGACACTGTTCTATGGCTAACTATACGTATCTTGTTAATGATCTTATCAATGCATGTGAAAATGATGGTACAGAGTTTTTAGATTATGTGCCAAACATGGTCAATCGTGCAGAAGAAAGACTTACCAAAGACCTAGATGACTATGGTTTGGTAACGTATACTTCTGTGGCTGTAAGTTCAGGTAATAATATTGTTACATTACCAACAGGAACACGTATTGTAAAGAATATTAATATTGTAAGTGACTCTACAAAAATTAATCTTCTTCAAAGAACTGATGAATATATTAATGACTACTGGCCTGTATCTGCTTCTACAGCAGAACCACGTTATTATGCACCACGTAACAACAGTACAGTTTTAATTGCACCTACACCTGCTTCTACACATAATGGGCAGGTTGTGCATATTAGTAGACCTACTACGCTTACATCAGCTACACCAACAAATTATTTTTCTGACTTTTGTTATGACTTATTGTTCAATGCCTCAATGGTAGAAGCAATGTTATTTCAAAAAGACTTTCCCGGTGCACAACTTTATGAACAACGGTATGCACAAGTTCTTGAACTGCAGCGTAATCAGGCACGCAGAACAAGGCGTGATGATATGCAAACTCCTGCAAGTCCTGCAGGTGCAGACAATAACTTAGTACCAAATACTAATTAATAGAGAAGGATTTTTAAAATGGCAGTACAATTTGTTCCAGTTGCATTAGCGGCAGGAGTAATTCGTATGGTTGCTCCTACTGTTGCACGTGAACTTATAAAAAGAGGACTAGCTAAGAACGCTAGTAAAAGAGCAGTAGAAAAAGCAGGAGATAAAATTCCTAAAGCTACTAAAAGTCAAGTAGAGAAGTTAGCACGACAAGGCACTGAAAGAAAAAATTTACAAAATTTAAATCGTGCACAAAAATTAGATAAACAATCTAAAGGTGAAAGTGCTATTCAAACTTTAAGGCGTGCAGAAAAACAAGAAAAGGCAGCTAGTGGTGCGCGTAGAAAGTTAACACCACGACAAGAAGCAGCAAGACTTAGACAGTTAAATCAAAGACAAAAGAAACAAGAGGAACAGGCTAAAAAACCTAAACAACCAACACCACCATCTAAACCAACACCACCATCTAAGCCAAGAATATCTAATGCAGGTAAAGGAGTAGCAGCACTTACTACTGCAGCTACTGGTGTAGGTGGTTTAGCTTCTTTAAATAAAAAGAAAGAACAAAATAAAAAATTAAAACCTGTTCCTGAAGTAAATGTTCGTACTTTACCTGAACCAAAAAAAGTTCGTCCTGCTCCTAAGAAAGGTGATAATAAAGAATTAAATATTAATCCAAAACGTCAAAAGACTACTAAAGTTAAAAAAGATAAAAAAGCTGATGATGGTTATCGTTTCTATGGTAAAAAAGGCACTGGTTTAAGAGATTTTTCTGAAAAACACGGTATGCAATATGCTACACAAAAACAGTTTGAAAAAGACTTTGACATGTCTGGTGGTGCAAAAGAAGGTGGTTCAATTAAAGAACTTGCAAAGAAAAAACGTAAAGGATTTTCTGGTCGTGGTGCAGGTAAAGCACTCAGAGGCTTTTAATTAAAGCAAGAAAGGAAACACTATAATGTACGGTAAAAAGAAAATGATGGGTGGTGGTAAAGTTAAAAAGTATAAAGAGGGCGGTGCTATTACTCAGATTCAGGAAATGGCTATGGGTAAAACATCTAAGTCGTCTAAGAGTAAAGGTAAAAAAGGCAAAAGTGGTTGTCAGAATAGACTATATATGTAATGCCTCTAAAAAAAGGTTCAAGCCAAAAGACTGTCAGTGCAAACATTCGTAAGCTGAAAAAGGAAAAGTATCCTCAGAAGCAAGCGGTGGCTATTGCACTAAGTAAGGCAAGAAAGAGTAGGAGAAAAAGAAAACGTGGCTAAACTATGTCCAAAGGGTAAAGCTGCTGCAAAACGTAAGTTTGATGTATATCCTTCAGCTTATGCAAATATGTATGCTTCTGCTGTTTGTAGTGGTAAAGTAAAGCCGGGTGGTAAAAAGAAAACTGCTAAAAAATCTACCACTAAAAAAAGAAAAGTTGTGCGTGCGAAAACAGGTGGTGGTTTACGTAAATGGGTAGATGAGAAGTGGGTTGACATTGGTGCACCAAAGAAGAAGGGTAAGTACCAACCTTGTGGCAGAAAGTCNNCTAAGAGTACAAAGCGTAAGTATCCTAAATGTGTGCCACTTGCAAAAGCAAAGCGT